CCGCCACCAGAAGGAGTAATAGGCGTAGGAGCTGGCGGTTGGTAAGACTTGTAAGTCTTGTAAGCATCGCTAACTGTGTTTGCTACGCTCAAAGTCAAAGCAGAAGCACTAGGCCCAACAGCTTTAGTAGGAGCATAACTCACAATAGGCAGGGGTGCTAAAGGCTTTACAGGGTCTGCAATAGGCCTTGGGGTGTAGAACTCAACTTGATTAACAGTATTCTCCCTAGCAACGTTAAGGGATTCAGCAGCACGAATCTTATCCGCTATTCGGAAATTGCGAGTAATTTGTCGGTTGCTTAGGTTTGCCAGATACTGCTGGTTGTACTGATTAGTAATCCTCTCAACGCTACGACCAGCTTGACCAGAGGATACCCGCTTAGCAGCTGCTGAGATTGTTTGAGTACGAATGTTCTCAAGATCAATCATCTCTTTAGCTTCTTCCTCGTAATAACGCCCCTCAAGATCTGTAATCTGTTTTTCAAAATTACGGGTAGCGTTAGTCGAAACTTGACCTTTATAAACTGCTCGTTGCTCAGCTATTTGAGATTCATAAGATCTTAGCTTTTCTACGTAATCAGATTCCCTGTACCAGGAGTCCAGTTGAAGCTGATAATCCCTGTAATTTTGCTGTGTAGTTTGAGCGTATTGAGCCCAGTATTGTTGTTCGGCTGCTGCGTTAGCTAATTTAATATTGGACTTTTGCGATAAAAATCCACCAATTTGTGCTGCTACCCCAAGACCGCCTTGGGCAATAGACATTACAGATCCGAAGTCAAAAATACTTGCCATTAACCAAACTTCCGGGCTACATCAAAGTAAAGACCAGTCCATTCCATAGCGATGAATTTGGCTTGGTCGATACTATCGTTTACTAGTTCTACTGTAACTTGATCGTTCTTACTAAAGATGTGAGCACGGAATTTTGCTTGTTCAAATTCCTCCTCCTCACTGATGACAATGTTTCCATTTAAGGGATCACGACGATCAAATTCATACGTAACCGTGTCACGGAATTTAGGAGTCACCTCAACGGTAAAGTACCGACTGTCGTTGTAATAGAAATCAACGTAACGCAGTTGAAGTCTGCCAGTTCTGCTACCAACAAAAGTGTTCTCAGTAGCTGCCCTGCTAAGAGGCATTAAAACAGGAGGCTGGAACGTAAACGTAAATTGTTCTCCAAATACCCAAGAGCTATCCGTAAAATCGCCAAGGCTGTCACAAACAAAACTAGTTACACCAGCAGGTACGTTGTTTTTAACAATCCACCGCTTTTTAACTTCATTGTTGTCTGCAGCATCCTGTTTAATAATTACAAATTGACTTGTGTTAACAGTTTTGTATGGAAGGGTAACCGTAGTTTTGTTGGTAGCCGCGCTGTAACTAAAAGTTGTAGAGCCTAGATCAGTAGTAATACTGCTTGAAATTTGACGATCCAAGAGGAACAACTCATTGTTATTTTGAGGCGGTCTAGAAACATTAAGACCCTCAAGGTAGTACTCGTTGTTAGCACCGTTTACATACTTTGTAAGTTTCATCAGGGTGCCTTCTACAAAGTCACACCAGTAAACGCTTTTGTTAGGGAAGGCCCACTCATGCCAAGCATTCTGACGGTTGGTCAACGAACCACCAGAAGCTTCCCAGAAGAACTGATACACGTAAAGAGAGTTGGGATTGTCCGAACTTAAAGCCACTAAGAACTGGTCAGTACGGCTTACAGCAAGAGAATCAATATTCTTAGGAATGTACCTAGGAATAGTTTCTGTAATTACAGCTGTCTGGCCAAGGTTAATACCAACAGTACGGTCAGTAGTAATGAAAGTTTGGAAGCCAGTAAAATCTCCTTCTTTAACAGGAAAGATAACCTGAGGACCCACCTGTTGAGGCTTTACGTTGGGCTCCATGCTGATGGAACTAATACGGCCTACAGAGGCTGTATCGGGACTAAAGGTAACGTTGTCACCGCTGTAAAGACGGAATTGGTTTTCACTAGAGAACAGCACCAATTCATCCTGCTGCTGCAAGGCGTAGTTCAACGTAGCAACGTCGTTACTGATGGCAGTCAAATCAATGGTATCGCTGTCTACAACTTGAACTGCGGATTGCTGCCAGAAGTTAAAGTAATCAGCAGCTTGGCTGAGAATTACGTTTTCACCACTTACAAAACCAAGACGGTTTTTAAAGAACACAAGGTCGTTAATTGCATGATTAACAAAAGAAGGTCCTGGTAGTTCATCTTCATCACCAGCTAGACGTGTAGTCCAACCAGGAAGATCAAGTGAAACAGAACCGTCTGTGTAAGCAGCACCTGTAAAAGGTTGAAAAGTAAACCGTGTTAAACCGTTACTGTTTCTGTAATAGATAAACGAATGAGGCATGGTGGTTTTATCCAGCATTCCTGGAGTGCCCCAACCGCTTGTCTCTTCCCACACACCACGACCGTAGTCACCGTTAGTGGTCGTGTTTTCAGCGTTGAACTTAAGGTAGTAAGAGCTTTGATCAGAGGCCCCTGTAGGAGCCACAATGACCGTATGACCCTCCCAGGAGGTGCTAGGAAGCTCTGTGATGCTGGTCACCTGATTGCTAAACCCAGACATCAAAGTGTTACCGCGAGCATCAGTTGCAGAAATACTTTTAATGTACCTAGACCCACTGGTAAGACCAATAAGAATTTGAGAATTTTGAATTGTAAAAGTTAGTTGATTAGTAGTGTCTTTTTCATCTAAACCATGGCCAAAGGTATAAGTATGAGAACCACCACCAGTAGCTGCTGCGCTTATAACAATAGTTGTTGTACCTTTACTGACAACAGTTGTTCCAGCTGGAATATGAGTACCAGTAATAATATCTCCTACATAAATTTTTGCTAAATCAGCAGCATTAATACTTGTTATTGTTGTGCTGCCGTTTGAAACAGTACCAACAGCAGTTTCTGAAAATGAAACCAATCTTGCAGCAATATCATTTGAACTGACAACGTTTACAGCACCAGAACTAGTAGTAAGAGACGGAGTTAAAAATTTACCTGTAATGGTTACGCTGTTGTCTAGTACAATTTCAATTTGATATTCAGTATCGTAGTCAACGGCTTTAACAAGTACTTGAGCTTTAGTGGGTTGATAATTGCCACTAATGCTACTGATGTTGTAACGAGTTAAAGTTTCAGTTGCGTCATAAATAACTTCTTTTTGAATATTTGTTACAAATACATAATCTTGAAATGACGTAGCCCTAAAACGATCACGAGCCCTACCAGCACCACGAAGGTACCCAAGGTTAGTAGAAGTAATATTGGTAAACGTTTGCTCAACAGGAACCACCTCAGGAAGTACTCCTGAAATAGGTTCAATGTTTGAAATACCAGTTACAAACGTGTAGTTAGATTCAACAGTTAAAGTAACTCCTGTTGTTGTAGCTGTAGCGTTTTTGCTAAGAGTAATGCGAGAACCAGCTACATCAATATCAGTAATAACAGTTCCACTTGGAATACCTGTACCAGTAATATCAACACCAACAAAAATGTCAGTCATGCTGCTGACACTTTGAATTACAGCAGAACCACTAGTGATGTTTCCAGTGCGGCTAACGGTCCTACTGTCGTCAGCAGCAATCAGAATAAAGCGTTCGTCACTACTGCGGTTGTAAACAAACAACCAAGCTTCATCCCACTTGATCGGATTGACCAAGGTAAGACCACCAGCATTCTTAGTAAGCGTATCAATCCGCTTAAGAGGCACAGAACCTAGACGCTTCTTAAGACCCTCAACAAGATCACAAACACCGTTCTCAAGTGTCTTGGCAAAACCAGGCAGCATCAAGCTATCTGCCTGTTGGTTGACTCCTTTATTTAGTGGTGCAATGATCTGGCTGAAAAGTTCTCTTGACATTAGCGGCTCAGAATATCAGGACCAAAGGTAGTAATTACACGGCCAGAATACATATCATCAGGACCGCTAATAAAGTTGTAGTTTTGTGACATATCCTCAGTACGCTTAAGGATCTTCAAAGCTTCCTTTTCGTCTTCAGCTGTGTAAGCTTCAATACTAGAACTAGTTACGGCACGATTAGCAAAGATTCGTCCAGCACGAATCATAATGTACCGACGACCTGTTTCTGGGATGCTGTCCCAATCAAGTTCTTCAACAATCTCAGCAACCAAATTAGTAGTGTTTCCAACCACAGCAACACTAAAGGTGCCCCTTAAGTCGTATGAGTTCCTAAGGCGATCAAAAAGCCTAACGCCACGAAGAACAAAACGTTGATCTGGGTACGCCAAAGGGTTAAACCTAACAGCCAAAGTGTTGCTAGGTAGATTTGATTGTCCTGTAGCAGTGTCCAAAGGAATGGAGTCATAAAGCATTGTGTTCCAAGACCATCCTGAACCTTGAACTTCACGACTGATCTCAGTCAGTGTACGCTCTGCTAGTGAAGCATCTCCAGGTACAGGAGCTGTAAGGCTATTAACAGGTGCTTCCCCAATAATTGAAAGAAGCGTATTGACTGCGTCTAGTTTTGAGGTACTCATTATTTAGGCACAAAAAAGGGGAAACGAACTTCTCGCTTCCCCCATTGTATGTGTATTTGACTAGTTAGCTAATCAATACGGGTTGCCATCAGACAGGAGGCTGACAGAGCACTCAGGACGCAACACACCGTGGCCAACAGCATAGCTGGCGACCATCATGGTGGCTTGAGTCATGGCCTTGTACTCAGCACCAGTCATCTGCATCGAAACGTCCTTCAGAGAGACGGTACCAACAGCTTCTTTGGTGAAGCAGAGGCCGAAGCAGTTAGCGATGGAGCTGGTGTTACCCTGCTCATCTTGGTAGTAGTCGTAAGTACCCGAAGCAGCAGAACCGTTAGAACCGTCCTTACCGTTGATGTAGTTAGGACGCTCACCACGGGTAACAGCAGACTGGTTGCTCAAACCTGCGTAGGTTTGGTTAGCAGTGTAGCTGTTGATACCAAGGTGGTTAGAGGTAACCAGACGGAAACCAGCAACGCTAAGAACGTTGTTACCAGCAAAAGTACCGTTACGACCGTCAGCGCCGTTCCAATCAGTGTTGATTGCGCGGTCGCTTTGCAGGATATCGTAGTAAGCACCAGGGCTTAGAACGGTAACGCGGCCTTCCTTAGGAGCATCTTTCTCGTCCAGCACTTGGCAGGCCTTGTAAAGATTCTCAACAATCAGGTTGCCACGAGCAGCGCGGTTAGCAGCACCGTTCAGGTCAATACCAGTAAAGGAAGTACCACCGGGCATCGAGTTCAGAACGAACAGACGCTCACCAACTTGGAAACCAACGCCAGTACCGGAACCGATAGAACCGATAGGGTTGATGACAAAAGTAGCAGCAGCGTTGGTAGGAGCGGTCGTAATTACGCCGTAATTACCAGAGTTCTCACCGTAGACAACTTCACCAACAGCCCAGAAACCAAGTTCGGCAGTCTGGAAGTTAGCAGAAAGAGTAATGGTGTTGGTGCTGACGGAGGCATAAGTACCACCGTTCAGTTGGAAGCGCTTGGAATCCCAAGCCTTACCGCGACCGTCAGATTCGGTAGCAGCAAGAATGGTACGTGCCAGACGCTGGTCATAAGCACGAGCCAAGGCGCGGCCCAGTTCGGTCGAGTAGATCGAACGGACATCCCAATGCAGTTTGGCTTCGTCCAGATCGTAGATCGAAGCATCAGCAATCAGCAGGTCATCAATGGTGATGATCTTTTCGCCAATCATGCCTTTGTTACCTTGGCCGGTGATGAAGTCACCAGGACGGTGGTAGCGGCTTGAGAAGCGACCAGTGATTGGGAAGGAAGCAGATTTGCCCGAAGAGATCGAGCGCTTCATGGTCAGGTCCTTGAAAACCGTCTCACGGTTGAAGGTCGTCAGAACTTCACCAGAAAAGATTTTAAGGAAGTTAGAGTTTTCAGCTTCGTAGTTGCCGGAGGCAGAACCAGCGTTGTATTGAACGCCGTTAATACCACCCAACCGCGAAAGCGACGCGTTAAGGTCAGGCATCGTTTTGTGTTTGGAAGAGTTTACGTACGCTCGCTTCGCACTGTTGTTATCGCCTCAGCGGCAACAATACTTACGTTCGTTAAAGAAATACTAACCCCTAGGACCTAAAACGTCACTACGGATGAGTTTGTCTTGAACGTCTTGGGTATAAGCAGAATCATTCAAATACCTTGAATCATTCATAGCAGCCATAACTTCAGCAGTAGAACGGAAGACATCGCTGCTGTTACCAGACAAACGACCACCCATTAGCTCAGGCTCAAAGCCAGCTTGGTCTTGATACGCAAAGTACATGGATTGCAAGGCATTCCGAGCGCGGTAATAGTCACCGCTATTTACTTCACGGTTGTAAGCTTCGATTTCATCTTCATTAAGATTTTCCATAGCCCAGTTCTGGACAACGGAAAAATTTTCACGCCCCCCAATACTGTCAACAATGGTTTGTTCTTCTTCTGTTGATATCGGTTCAAGTCCACCTGCTTGATCCTCAGTTTCATCTGTTTCGGTTCCAGCTTTTTCGTAACCACCACGATCTCCTAGTTTCTTTTCAAGCTCTTGATAAGCCTGAAGAAGATCGTCGGCTGAACGAAACTTACCAGCAATAAGTTCCTCTTGTGGTTCCCTATTAGCACCTTCAAGAACCTGAAGATCCTGTTCGTTATATGGACCTGTGGGGTTACTAATTACCCCATCTGCAATAATTTCCATGATATCAACCGATACGGACGGTCATATCTGGATAAATCCAAACAGGACGTTTGGCTTTAGCAGCAGCAACGTACTGATCGTAGACAGCAGGCTTTTCAGCCTTTAGCTGCTCAATCAATTCATCCATCTTGCTGCGGGGTTCAGCCCTTTTAGAAGGCTTCTCCTGCTCCACCTGGGGCTCCTGCTCCAGGGGTTTCTTGGGCTGCGCGGACTGTGTCATTTTGAGCTTTGACTAATGCGGCCTGTTTAGCAGGATCGTTATTAGGATCCTGTGAGGCCATTTGTTGCTGCATCATCATAGCTTGCTGCTGCTCCTCTGCCATTAGATCGTCATCAGATTTAATGAGTTTGTAGGTATCAAGACCATCGGAAGCAGCAAGACGCGTGATCAACTCCCTAGTGTTGACGTACTTGCTCATTGCTTCAGGACCAACGGTTGCAGCAAGTGTTTGCAAGAATTGCAGCAGTTTTGCTTTATCGTTACCGCGACCAAGGGCATCAATACCAGTTGTGATCTGTGGTTTGACTACGTTCTTAGGAAGCTTAGGAAGACGCCCCTGACGCTCCATAAGGGCCATCTTACGGTTAACAAGGGGTAGCTGCAATTCAATACTAAGAATTGAATAGACTCCACCCAATCCTGATTCCAGCTCCTGTGCAACCATTCTGATTTCTTCGGCAGTAACTCGGTCCCGACCCTGAGTACCAGCTTGAATGGCGCTGTTAAGAAGGAACGCGAAGCTAAGACGCTGCTCAATACGAGCAATGGTGTTAAGAGCAACAGTTAGATCAGCTTGTTTCTGCATCTGTAAAGCAGCTACATCATTAACGTCACCAGTAACAATGGATCCATTAGCAGCTTTAGCAAGAACATCAGGACGTGTTGTGCCGTTTGGTTTGCAAAGGAAGATGATCTTGGCAGCAGCTGCTGAACCCTCAACAATGGCTTTAGACAGATACTCAAGGCTCTTAAGGTCTCCAAGCAGCTCTTCGCAATAGCCACGACCGTAGGCTTCATGAGCCACACGGAACATGCGAAGGGGAATCCAAGGACTCTTATCAATAGGAACAGAACCTTTTTTACCAATCTGTTTGTTGTAAACCTCTTGATACCAGTTGCAACGATCTCCTTTGTGATCCCAAGTTACGTGGGTGTACAGAAAAACTGTTTTATCTACGTAGCCACCATTACTATTCTTAGGAGCAGCGCCATCAGGAAGCACGTCAGGATTGACTTCTTCCCTAACGACAACTTCAAGAATGTTTCCTTCTGGGTCACGGTTCAGTACAAACGATTTAAGCGGATAAACCCTAGTGCCTTTTTCAGACACGTAAAGCAAAGCGTTACCACCAATGATCAGGTGCTTAAGGGCCTCAAACAACGCAGTGCGATCTCCAGACTCTTCAATGTCACGCATCACTGCGCGTTCCATCAGGGAGAGTTGTTGATCAAATTCAGATTGAAGTTCCTTGTAATTATCAAGTTCCTTTTTAAGCTTCATGTCGTCAACAGACAACCGAAAGAAAGCTTGATTAGGAGGTAGCAAAGCAATAAGCAATTTGCTAGCTAAATTATTTACACCGCGAGCGCCCAGTCCTTGGTAGGTAGTAGGAATTTTGGTGTATAGATTTTTACCAGTGCTGCGGTCGTTATCTGTAATTAGAGTAGGCAGAGTGTACTTACTACACTCAATAGCCCGATCCATATAAATGGCTTTTTCTGGCTCTAAAGCAGAGTAACGAGATTGAGCATTAGACATTCAAACCACCAAAAGGAGAAGAGGAGCCACCCATAGCAAGACCTGACTCACCAGCTATAGGAGATTTTACTTCTACGTTAGTACGTAGAGCTGCTGGCGTTCCAGCACTTTTGCGTACTCTACTGGTTACAGGGGCTGCTGCACTCTTCTGGGATTGAAGCTGAGAAGACAAAGCTTGTTGTTGAAGGCTAAGAGCAGAAGCCTGTCGTTGACCAGCTAGTTGCGCTTCAGATGTCTTTCTAGCCTGTTCTGCTTGCATCTGCAGACTAGAAGTTTGAAGCCGTGCTTGCTCTAGTTGAGACGCGTAAGCTGCAGCTTGGTTTGCAGTTTGTTCCTTTAGGGCCTGAGCTTGCTGAAGAGTAGCTGCACGAGTTTCATCTGCTACTCTCTTGGCGCTAGCAGCCATTGTAGAAGCAGTTCGGGCTCCTGAAATGGCACTAGCTGCACCAAAAGCTAGGCTTCCTAAACCAAAGATTAAACCAAGCATGGCAATTAGTTGTATTTGGTTTCTTCTTGAAGATTGTACTGATCTTTTAAATGACGAACAACCGACACCTGACCAGCAGTAAACCAGATAAGCTTCTCTTCCATACTAAGGTCGGGACACCGATCTGGATAAACCTCTTCTAGATACTTAATAATATCCGCATCAATAAAACATTTCATATATTTAAACCTGTTGGGTTAACTCGTCCAGCTTTGGTGCCGCCATAGCCACCAATACTAAGACCAGTATTGATTCTTGTGCTGCTTACTCCGGGTCTGTTAATTTCTGCTCTATTTCTAGACCTTACATTGGTAACCACTTGTGCTGGCTGTTGAGCTTGATTTTGTAGTTGTTGATTTCTATACGCAACAGCTTTAGATATTCTTTGTGAAGCAATTCCAGCAGCTCTTGCTTCTTCTCTTGCTTTAATAAAACCTTTCTGAGCTGTATCTACTTCTGCTTGTAATCTAAGTTTTTCAGCTGCAAGTCTTGCTGCTTCTGTATCGCGTAGTTTTAACGCTTCTGCTGCAGCTGCTTCTGATGCAAGTTGATCCTGTTCAGCTTGGTAAGCTGCCCTTTCATCTTCTCTTTGCTGCTGTAAAGCAAGTTGTTTTTGAGTTTCTAAAGCATCTGCTGCAGCTTTATCTTGTGCAGCTTGTAACAATATTTGTTGTTCTTTTTGTTGTTGTTGCTGCTGCCTTAAAAGATCAGCTTCTCTTTGTTGTTGCGCTAGTTGCTGTTGTTGCTGTACTAATTGAGCAGCTTTTTTAGTTTCTCGTTGCTGAACAATACTGATTGAATCTTGAAGTACTGGAGACGGTGTAGTAGTTGGTTCGTTAGCAAAAGGTGTTGAAGTTTTATAAACTCCAGCAACTTCTACAGGTTTAGTACTAGGAGTAGGTGTAGGTGCTACTGGAGTTTGAAAACTGTCTTGCCAAGGTTGTCTAGTTGTATTAGCAAAACCACTATTAACTGCCATACCAGTGGCTGGTGTTGAAAAACTTAAAGTTGGTGCTTTCCAACTTAATGAAGTAAAACCAGCCATTTAAATACCCCTAAGCGTAACTAGGAAGATCAGAATTAGACATTTCAAAGAAAGCAGGCATACGTGCTCTCTTAGTTTCAATCAGTCCCTCTGCTTTACCAGTGTATAGAAGAGAATCAGATTGATCCATCCAGAAATTACGGTCATACCACTTTTCATCTGACTTGTTAATCAGACCCTGGGTCATCCAAGAAACTGTAGCTTTGCGAAGCTTGTCCAGTTCAGGAGTAACTCGCAAGCCAAGATCCTTACAAACAGCACTGTTAGCGGCAACGTGAACGGTCTCATCCCGAGACACATCTGCTGAAGTGGTGCGCAATCAAGGTCCACCAAGGAACCTAAACAGCGGCAAGATAACAAAGAAAACAGAACGCTCAAGAAAAAGAGCTTTTAAAAAAGGATGCTCCGGACGCTCAATCCACGCTTTAACAATGCGGTGAGCTTCTGCTTCATAGTCAGCAGAAATACCAGAGACTTCAGCACTG